TTAGCTTTAGCTACAGCTCCAGGATGCGGTTTGTAATCGCCAGCCATAAGGTAGTATCTACCACCCTCCTCCATCCAGTGATAACCTTTTGGGGGGTCAACAGTCATCGTCTTGCTTAAGACGGTGAAGTTTTTTGTCTTTTTTCCCTTTACCGTTTTCATTAGCACTTCCACTTTCTAAGGGCAAGGGCCTTACGTGTAGGCTTCCCGTTTTTTCTCATGGGACCTTTTACGCCTTTCATTCTGGCGCAGAACGAGCGTTTGCGAGGTCCTCCGCCTGGCTGTGGTGCCTTGAGGTTAGATCCCGTTTCTCTGTTGTATTTTTCACGACCAGCCTTGGTCAAGCCACCAGTGCGAGACTTGTGCTTACCCATTTTAAGCTTTACGCCCTTCTTTGCGGTTCGAGGGGTGCTAGACGCATTATTGTTCTTCATACAGTGCATGAAGCAAAGTTACGAAATTTGATATTTTTCGGCGAGGAGCCTTGCAAGGGCTCTGCACTGCTGATCTCCAATGTCTGTATCAAAGGCGCCTATGGTGGCGATGTAGTTGGTATAAACACCAGATCCAGCCAAATAAGGCCACGTTATCTGACCGTGAAGACCTATGGACTCCCAGCCCCAAGTAGTTATAGCTCCAAAAGCGCCACCCTGAATAAAGTTTGCCGTCACAGGGTTGGTTTCACTTGGATCAATAAGCCCAAGAGCCTTAGAGTTGTAAAGGTGAGCCACCCTATCCTTGTCTACCCGAATAACAAGCGCATCAGTAACATCGGGTATAAGATTGTTACCCAAAAATCTAGGGTCAGTTAACGCCCCATAACTATAGGCGTAATTTGCATCGGCTCCAAAACTGGATGTATCCTCTGCGGTAAGAGTAACGACTGGAAACCCACCAGATATAGCGTTAGCACCAAGAGTCAAAGATGCAACGGCAGCACCATTGTCTTTAACAATACCAAATGGACTTCCAGACATACCCTTGCTATTTCCACTTACTTGTGAAGCTTCATGCGTAACCAAAAACAAAACAAAAGAGTCGGTTTTAGTGAATGCTTCTGTAAGCAGCAAGGACTGAGAGTTAGGGGACTTTCCCGCAGATACACTGTCAAATTTTATCGCGCCATGTGCGGAAAAAGGATGTCCAGAAACCTCAAAAGACGGAGGAGTCGGCGAAAGTGGGTCGGGAGTGTTCCCTGCCTGAGCGGGATTCGCAACAGATATAGCGTCGTATGTCGATCCTCCAGTTCCGTTATTAGTCCAAGAAGTCACATCTTGACCAGAAGTAAAGCTATTTCCGTCAGACCTAAGATCTATTAAGGCGGTACTCAGTATGTCGTCGAGCTCCTGAGCGTTAGATACGGTTGGAGCCTTGAACTTGTTGGGTCTGTTAATGGTAAATTTTACAGACTCACCGCCTACAGTTGAAGACACTTCAGTAGCCGCTTGCGCCTCAAACTGAGTCGAAACGTTCTTTCTAGTAGGTTCTGTAATGCTTGTAGACATTACCTATTGGGAGTTACGTCTTCATTTACGGTAAACGTTCCAAAAAAGAATGTTTCGGTAGTGGAGTTGGTGTTGTGATTTGCAGCAATGTCGTAGATGTACGTCCCAGGCGACACGCTTTGCATAGCCTCTCTTGAAGCGGAAACAGTAAGAGTACCGTCTCCTGCCCCAGTCACAGATGCTAAAAGCTTGTTTCTACCCCCAACGGCAGTAGAAAGAACTACGTCAGCCCTGCTGTTTGGGTTTGTGGTTGACCTTACATCCATGTCAAAGCTGTAAACAGTAAGATCAACTGCAGATCCAGCTGTATCCTTGACGGTAATGTCAAAGCTGAGACTGTCACCGCGCTTGACGACAACATTGATTTCTTCTGAAGTGTCTAGGTTAAGTTCTGTTGCCATCCTGAGTAAGGTTTCTAATTATCTCTTTTGTATTGTCTTGAGCAAGTTCTCCTCGCCTATCTTTTCTCTGACTCATGAGCTTAGACTGGGCCACGGCCTGCTTGTCCACCCTTTCATCCTTTCTGTCTTCCTTAAGAACCTCAATCTTTTGCTTAAACTCCTGATCATCAGTCTTAAATCCAAGTGTAGCCTGAGCCTTAATCATCTCAATTTCCTTCTTAAACTCGTGGAGGGCTTGAGCAACCTGAATGTCAGCCTGGGCCTTAGCCTGAATCTTTTGCATCTCAATCTGTGACTCCATCTGAAGCTCCTGTTGTCTAGACTGAGAGGCTTGTTGAGCGGCCTGTTGTGCCTGCTGAGCCTGCATTTGAGAGTTCTGTTGAGAAATCTGCATCTGTCTTTGCTGCTTCTTGGTGCGCCTAAGAGACAAAAGTCTTTCTGCCTGCTCTACATCCTTAAGCTCCCTAACAGCCATTGCGTCTTCAAGATCAATAGCCTGCTGCTGAAGCGACATCTGAATAGACTGCTCAAGGAACTGTCTTTCTCTGTCGTCCATATTCTTGGTGACGGTGACCCCGAAGTTAAACATGGGGAGATTTTCAAAAGAGGAAAGAACACCCATATTTGACTTCCCCACTGCGTTAGAGTACGCTTCAAAAATAACAGATTCTTTTGGCAACACCTGAAGGCATTTTACAACGTCCTCGCACACGCTCTGAAACAAAACAACAGAGGCATTTGTGATGTCGTAAATAGCGTTATTTCCTGCAGCAATAGCCTGCTCTCGAACGCCAACCAAAGCATCGCCCTTAGGTGTAGATGCGTCCATAGCTTCGTTAACACCCGTAACATCCCTAATCATTCTCATGTAGTGATTGTACAGGTTGATCAGCTCGTTGATGTTTCGGATGCTGTTTCCGATTTCTCTAATCGGTGGGTTTTGAAATCCGCCTTCTGGGTTTTTGCTTCTGTAATAGAAGACACCAGTCTGTTCGTAGATATCGTGCAACTCTAGTGGCTGAAGCTCTCCGCCCTTGCCTAGCTGTACATTTTCCAGCCCCTCAATATCAATGATCAAACCGTCTGGCTTTGCTTTAGCAATGGCCTGTTGAATTTTTAGGTGAGTAAGCTGAAGCATGTCGGCAAAACCCTTGGTGCTCCCGATCATTGACTTCGGAACCATGTCGTCAAGGTTCGTCGCAACAGCGGAGTAAGACATCCGCGTTCTGCTGAGGTCGTGCATGTTGCGGGGCATGTTAGTCTTGATGCCGTAATCAAAAAGATAACCGCATCCCATCACGTAAATGCCACCGTACACATTTGTAATCTCAAGGCAGTGGGGTTTTCTTTCGTATACGCCCCCCTTTCTTTCCTTGTAATTGTATCCTTTTACGTAAAAGCCAACGTTTCCAAACTTGTTTTCTTTTTCCTCAAAGTACATTTTGTCCGTAGACAAAAACTCAAAGTCAAGGATTTCAACAATGTACTCGTCGTACCCATAAACCGTTCTTCTGGCCTGATTGTCGTAATGCGTTCTTCTAAGTGCAGATGAATCATTGCCATGTTTGGATGCAGACTTTTCTGCAATTTTTTCAATCTGCTCCTCTGTAAGCTTTTCCCCAGCAAGTCTCTTAAGTTCCGAAATGGATATTCTTCTAACAGCACCAGCGTAGCTTATGTCGCCGAAGTTTGGGTCTTCTGTGTAGCTGTGAACAAAGTCCTTGGGGTCAATGTAGTCAATGGAAATTCCGTATGACGGATCGTTCAATCTTTTTACAACACACATGCCGCAGGAAACCAGGTCTCCGACGGCTCTTCTAAATGTTGTTTCGTTGAACTTATTCCAAGTAAGCGTAGCCTGTGTTGCAAGCTGAGCCGCAACCTCCGCGTCAAGCTTTACGTTTGTCCCAAGAAAAATTTCAGCCTCTTCGAGGGTTTCTGGAATGTTGTCTGGATCTTCGTTGACAACGATTCCGTGGGCTTTTTTGAGATCTACGAGAAGCTGCCTGTTCTTAACAAGCATCTCAATCTTCTTTTTTTCCTTGTCCCTAAAAGATGTAGAAAGAGGATCGACGGCCTCTACGTTTGGGTACATGTTCCTAGAGAGAACCTTATTTGTAACAATTCTAGCAAACTTAGGCAGAACTGGGACAGGACTAAAGTCCATGTTCAACAAGGTCCCGTCGTTGTTATTCGGGTCTAGATTGTTTAGAAGTCTTTTGTAAATATCGACATCCTGCGTACCGTTAGCGTACTTTCTGTTTCTGTGAAACTCCCTATTTCTCCTGTTGATGGCAGAGTCGTCTGGAGAAGATCCATTCCACTGCGCCTCTATCGCTTTTGCGTAGGCCATCCCGTACTCCTGAACAAGCTTTTCTTCTTGCGACGCTAGAGGGTTGGGAAAGGACTTAGACGCTTTAGTTGAGCTGCCGTACATCTTTGTGGGTATACATTTTTGCAAATATAGTAAATGTGCCGATCACGTTAATTGTACTTGTACCTTCTGAAGAACTTAGACTCCTTAAAATCAGACACTTTCTTTTTTGACTTAACCTTTTGAGCAGCAAGCAAACAAAGTCCAGAGCTAATCGTCAAGTCAAACTTGGTTCTGTTGTCAATTTTGTATCCAATCCAGTCCTCTAGGGTTCTGTTAAAATACATCTTTCCAATTTCACCAGTTTCGTGATTCGCGCCCACATAATCATGCACGTATGACTCAATAGCATGAGCATGAGCTTGAATGACATCTTGAGAGTTAGAGGGGATTCCCTTTGTCTTTACGTTCACCTTTGCAGAGGTGGACATTAAGTGTCGGGGTCTGTCCATAAGGTATCCATCGTAACCCCTTGACTCAAAGTATCTTGCGATGCCATACTTGTTGTTCTCAATGAGTATTGGATACCCATAAAACACGGCAGCCTTTAACACATCCTCGTAAAAGATTTTAGCCAGAGGCGGGCGGGACGCATACTCCAGCACAAACATGTTCGATGGATACTCCATGTGAAACTTATTGTACAAGTGTAGCGCTCCTTTCGACCCCCGTCCGTCGACGGTGGCGTCAAGGTCGTAGGAGTCAACCCCGCCTACCCCCAGCTCTGCATTGGGTGCAACGCGCTTGTTTCGTAAAAACTTCTTTTGATTTCTCACCTCTAAAGGAGGCATCCAGGCGACATGAAATCTTCCATTTGGATCTGGAGTAAATACAACCTCTGTATCTTTCTCTCCGTTCTTCCAAACGAAATTTCCGACGACAACAGGGTTTGGAAACAACTCGTCGTTGTACTGGACTTGCTCGTAAATTTTACCGACATTAAAAAGACTCCCTTCAATACTATCCCTAAATGCCTCGTCTGTGGTAAAGGGAAACTGCCTGACAATTTCATTCATCTCAGAGGCATCATGCTTCAGGGCCTCTCTTTCGTTTTTGAGATAAGTACGGGCTCCGAGCTCAACATCTACACCATCAATGCCCTCAACAGGAGATTCAGGGTCTTCGTGTACGGCCCTCCCGTGCTTATCAAAAAAGCCCTCCAGCGCCATATCAGCGGGAATAAAGAGTCGGTAGAGTCCTGATCTAGTCCTCCCATTCTTGTTCCTTTCGTCTGGATCTGAATCCCTCCAAAGATCTTTGTACTCTTTTCCTCCTTTGTCCATCGGATTTACGGTGCTTCCCACCATTGCTTTTCCGACAATTTTTCGCCCGACGATCAAACAAGTCCGTTGAATCCTCCAGGCGTCCCTTATGTCTGTAGGTCTTTCCCATTTACCAGCTTCGTCTAGATAGAGCAAATGTAGCTTTTCTCCGTCATAGGCATTGTTGGTAGTGTTCTTCCAATTTATGACCGTATTAAGAGCCTCGCCCGTCTGCGTAGTCTTATTGTTCTTCGTGATTCTCTTAGACGGCTCGCGAAAAGCCAGCTCCATGCGCGGATTGGTCGTTCCATCCTGAATAGGTTTAAAGAAGAAGGGATAGTGCCTGAACATGTACACCACCTTCTTCATAAATATATTCTCTTGGGCGTCCTTACCAGTCTTCGACTGTATCCCCAAGAGCTTGTCTTTGACTTGTGTGGCTTCGTCTAGAAGCACAGCAGAGCAGATGTTGGTATATCCGCTCCGCCTACATTTAGTATACAGCTGCCCGATACATCGGGGGTCCGCCTCACACGCAGACAAATGTACAAAAATTTCTCTTTGGAACTCTAAATAGTCTGGGTACCCGATATCCATTCGGGTCCATTGAAGCATCATGTAATGCCTGCCCGTAATATATGTAGGGACACCGTCATTATAGAACCAAAAGCCTTCACGCCGACGACGAAACTCCTCCTCGACATACGGACGAAACTTTTCTCTAAAGGGCCTGGGCATCTCGGCCCACTCATCCATACTCTTAATCCGAAGCATTTCCTCGGGCATAGGAATCCTTTTCCACAACTGCAGGTGGTTTGGCTTTCCATATCCTGCAATTTTCGTCTTGGGAGGCTGAGCGGGAAGTGCAATGTCCAGCCCACCGATTCGAACAATATCTCCTTTCGTACCGTTGGGGCAAATTGCGATAACGTCCTCCGCATCAGTAGACTTGGCCATACCTATTGCTTCTAAAGCTAGGAGCGCCTGACTTTGGGTTTTTCAGCTCCATGTACTTACCGCATGGACACTTGATGTCATGGTAAGCACCATCGTTGTTGAACTTGATGGACACTCCGCTTTTTGACTCTTCGTGCTTGTCTTCGCACTTGCAAATGTATTCAGCCATTGTATTAAATTTTGTACGCCTGACAGGATTCGAACCTGTGACCGTCTGCTTAGAAGGCAGATGCTCTATCCAACTGAGCTACAGGCGCATGCCTTAGCCCTTGCTGTTTCGCTTCTTCGGCCTGTTGTTAGATCTGTTAATGCTTGCTTTCAAAAACCCTTTAATTTTTGACCCAGAGTGTGCGGCATCTTTCCCGTCACCATTCCCGTAGGTCTTTTTCTTTCTATTGTACTTGTTGAGGGCGGCGCGATACTTCTTGGCTGCACGAGTCTTACCGTACTTCCTGTATTCTTTTTTGTAGTCTCGCTTTTTCACGTACCAAATATACGATTATCTGCCTTGACCTTTGTACTTCTTAGAGTAGTGCTTAGAAGACTTGTTGTTGGAGTGCTTAGTCTTGGAGTGCACATCAGCTCTCTTTATGCGCTTCTTCTGAATGTAGGTTGATGCTTGTTTCTTCATTTGATTTAATTTGTCCGCGAGGTGGGACTTGAACCCACATGTGACCAGTTACCCTTTCTACAAGGTATAAGCTTGAGGGGATACTCGCGGTTAGTCCTCAAACTCATCGTTCCAGGAGTCCTCCCAAAACTTAAAGTCTGTTCTGTTGTACTGCCATACTATCTTTTTCCAATCACTTAGAGAATCTTTCAGCGAAACCTCCGCTGTAGTCTCTTGCTTCTTCGATTGATCCATTAGTACTAATATCTTTGATCATTTGCTCCAATCGCTGTCTCTCAACGATTAGCTCTTTACAGTCCGTGGCTGTTTGTTTAATTGACTGAAGCTCTGCTTTTCTGGCAGCACCTCCAGCTTCTGGATCAACTGGTTTTTTAACCTCGTCGATCATGTTGTTGATAGCCACCTCCATAGACGCCATTAGACGCGTGGCGGCCTCAACCGTTGTGAACTTCTTCCTCGACATAGTAGATATCTGTGTAATCAACTCTGTAGTACTCCACCTCGTCGATTTTGAATCGGTAATCCATGTTCTTTTTGAAGCCAACTACGTCTCCGACCTCAAGGCCAAGCTCTTTGGTCTTCTCAGACTCAAATGATACTACCCCCTTTGTGACAGGGTCCTCCTTGAGTTTGACGACCTCGATGACCTCGGACTCGGGTTCTTGCTCTTCCTCGAAAGGCGAAAGCACGACCCACCCTCCAATAGGGTGCACCTCGCCAGTATCTTTTGATTTGTAGGCAATGGCTTGATTGTTTATCACCGAAATGCTTGGATCACAATATCTTACGAGGTAGTGGTCTTCGTGCCCAGTTAGCACTTGACCCTCATTAAGTACTACTAAGTGATGGAAGAACAAAGTATCTCCTGGCTGTGCGCCAGTGTCATACTTAAAAGGAACAGCAACCAAAGGGCCAGCATTAACGCGATGCTTAAACTCGTTGAAGCGGTTGTCCACATACAGCTCCAGGCCCGACGAAGTTTTAATAGTGTCATTGATTTGTTTTTCAAGTTCAACGACGAAGAGATCAAATGTCTTCATTGAATTAGAAATTGAGATCGAGCTCAAGTAAGCATGGCATGTCGTCTACGACTTTCCACAATACCTGAGACTCGTCTTCCTCTTGCAAATATACAAGATATCTCTTCTTTCCATGCACATGTAAGTGCTTTTCATCCATTACTATAGCGCTAACTTTGCCTCTGCCAGCGTTCATCCCGACGTAATACGCCATGGCATCCTTCGGGTCTCGCCCGATGATAATTTTTCTAATAAGTCCTTCCATTTTAATTTAGTGATATACCCAGCCCATTCAAAAGGTCATCCAAGTCTGGACCGTCATCAGGCGGGGTGTAAGAGTCTTTCATAAAGTCAGTGATGATTTCAAGCTCATCCACGGTCTGAACGTTGTAGTTGAAGAAAGCCTTCATGTTGCTCTGATCTTCAGTTACTGGCTCAAGAAGACCAACCACAACGGCAGAAATGACACGATCCTCCATGCCATACTTGTGTACAAGCTCTTGAATTGCTCCAGAAATCTCCTGTATTTCGTACCAGAAGCCTTCTTCTTCCATATCTTCATAGTTCCCCATACCTCAATTATGCCTAAAAGTTCCGTGTCAAAAAAGAAGCTCTTTCGAGACTTCTCTAAACTGAATCAAAGGTACGTCAAAAAGAACTACCTAAAGCGACTTAGAGCCGTTACCAATGACTTCTGCAGAAGGTACGACATCTTTGAAAAGGAGCTTCAATTCATGCTATGGGCATACGATTTAGAGTTCTGGACATTGTCTTACGCAGCACAAGACTACGGGTACAACAAAAAAAAACTAGGTGAACGCATTGTATACGAGTTAGTTAAGAACGGCTACGTATACAAACACTTTAACAGGCTAACCCCGTCAGACACGTTTGAAGATCACCTGTTTAGAGATGAAACCAAGTACAACTACAGAGTCAGGTACGCCATTACCCAAAAAGCAAGGCTTCTCGTCCAGACATATTACCGCCATCTAGAAGACGCTGATACTTCGTCGGATGCACCGCAATCTTAAAACGATCCATGTACTCAAACTTCTGACGATCGAACCTGTATTTCAATCCAATGTGCTCCACAATCTCTTCGATCCGATGGTCAATTTCATCATAGTCCACCTCTAGCACATTTGTAAAAAGACAGCGAACACCTTCAAGCTCAATAAGAGCCTGAGAAATTATCTCTCCATACTGAAATGGGAGGGCCTCACCCACGCCCACTGGAAACTCGTTTTTAAGTGACTCAATCACATCCAGCGGATCTCTGTTTATGATGACTACAGGGCGATCTCCGTACACGTTATAGAAGTCTTTTGCCCAAAGCGGGAAGCTTGAATCAACGCCGCCGATTGCGCCTAGTATTCCAGGCCACAAGTCTGCGGGCACAGTGCCGTTCATGATTCTAATTCCAGGTTCATGCTCACAGCACGACATGGTGCTTAAGTAGTGAGCCAACCAAGCCCCGCGAGTACGGGGCAAACCAGTCACAAAAAATGACTGTCGTTCATTATTTTCCATTCAAGTTAATTGTCAATCCTTGAGGCTCTTATACGTACTTCCCTTTCCTTGAATTATGTGGAGTGGAAGAGCCTCATTAAAGACCTCAATATCTATAATATCACCATTCAATCCAAGCGTTCCGTCGCTTTTTCCCAAAACGTGATCAATGGGGAACGTTGAGGAGATGCCATTGACGTTTACCGCAGCAGCGTCTGCAATCTTGTCTCCGTCTATGTTGTAGATGTCAGCCACGGCGGGGAATGACGTCGAATCCACCACCATAGCAATCATTTCTACATCTGATCCAAACGTGTAAGAAGTGGTGCTGTTGGCAGTTGAGTTTATAGGGTAATCTCTCTCTCCAGCGGCAGCCTTGCTACCGTCGGCCTTGAATATAACATCTGCACCCCCAGCCTTAATTCCCCAGTGAGCATCGTTTGACGTTCCGCTGATCAGCCAAGTGTCATTGGTATAGTCACCATTGGTCCACGCACAAATCATTGTGTATCCTGTGGAGATCGGACTTATGGATTCTGTTGAGGCAAGACTCATGACGTTTGTTCCGTCACAGCTAACGCTAGTTAGGGCTGGGCTAAGAGTAGAATGAGCGTTACCTCTTGATTTAGATGTAGGTTTTTTTGAAGCAGTAGCCTGAGTAAAGCTGTTTGTGTTAGAACCCTTGCTGGGCTTTGATGCAACTTTCGCTTCGTTCGTATTGCCATCCGCAATAAATCCTAATTTTATTCTTGTTGCCACGATTATGCTGTGTTTAAGTTTATTGACCCCGACGATTGCACCGAGGCTGAAGTATATCCTGGCGCAGTTAAAGTAACTGTAGCAGTGTAGTTACTGGTAGATACGGAGTTGTCCGTTATGTCGGTGACGTCGCCAAAGGAGGTTATGTCTATCAAAGCGGCGCCGCTTGCGTTAAAATCCGAGTCTCCACCAGCAACGTCAAAGCTTGACTGATCTGTATCGCTTATATAGACTACCCCTACCCCCCCTTTGTATCCATAAACCTCTCCTGTCGTTGTTGCACCAGCCACTGGATTGCCCCCAGAATCCAGTCTGGTTACAGTCAAGGTGAGCGTTCCGCTCGTTTTCTCGCCCTCTGAAACCCCGTCAATATTGAATGCGCTGTTTATTGCAGTGTCCGAGTAGGCAAGAGCAACAGTAACATTTTCGTCATTAGGCGAACCCACGAAAATAAATCCAGTGAAGGTGCCTAACTGAATTATTCCTTCAATAGGATCTGAGGCAGTCAATGTGTTTCCTAGTCCTAGCATATCACAGAGTCTTAAACATTACTTCGTAGTAAACTTTTCCCTCATCGTCACGACAAGCTTTGAGGCACCGACCACGATTAACGCCATCATGCACATAACTGACGTGAACCCAATCAGGATTGTCTGAATCGCCAAATTCCCACACCATCTGATCAAACGTAACGTTCTCTCGTATCCACTCGAAGATTTGAGAGTTTGTACACTTTCCGTATACGTCTGCATCAAGGTCGAGTGCTCTCCCTTCCATGTGTTGACTACGAAGCGAACCACCGATAGCACTGTTGAGCTCAGGGCCACGATAGCCTGACGACACGTATATAGGGCACCCGAAAGCCTCCCTAAGAGGTTGAAATACATGTTCTGCAATCGCCTTGAGATTTTGGATGACCCATTCATCGTCTGGAGTGTTATTGATTCCCAACCTTAAAGCGGTAGTGCTTTTTGTGCACTCCTTAAGTGTCAGGTTCTTAGATAGTTGCATGTCGATTAACGAATTTTTACGATCCAAAACTTGCATGGAATTGATTTTTCTCCGTACAATGAGATCAGCAAGCAGCTCAAATTTACGAAATTCATTTTAATCCCTTAATACCTTACACGATGAAATTTACCATTGCATCAATCGCCCTTATCGCCGTCGGATTCCTTTTCATGGATGACGCAGCATCAAAAAACAATCGCCTTCAGGACCGAATGAACAACGCTCAAGTCCAGGACGCGATCATTGCAATCAACCACCTGAATTCTCCAATGCCGTGGGAACGGGATTGATAGGATGTATATAGAATGAAAAAGGGGCGCGAGCCCCTTTTTTGTTTTCAGTATTTTCCTCCGAACTTATACATTCGGCCCCCGCTCCCCATTCCGCCCACTGTTTGACCTCCTTTTACTTCGACGTCGATGCTGCTGTACTTTTTGCGACCTCTTCCTTTGTTTTTACCTCCAAAAAGGTACATGCGACCACCCATTTTTCTCTGAAGCATAGCAGCCAACTGTTGGGCAAGCATTCTTCTTTCGAGTTCTGTTTGGCCAGCCCCTGGGCCACTTGCTCTCATTTCCTCAGAACCAGTAAAGTCTGAAATCATGGGCTCAAGAGCTCCGATGTCAAACCTGCCAAGGCCTGGATCACCTGTTGGTGTTGGATCTTTGAGGGGTCTCATGCCTCCCTGAAGGCTGGGCTGAGGTCTATTCACGGGGATTTGACTTGGTCCTCTTCCTGGAATAGATGCCATGGGGTCACCTGGTCCAGACTGCATTGGTGGGTCTGGTATAATTGTCTCTGGAGCTTCAGACTCTGGAGACACATCTCTTCTGTCACCTCTTCCGAGCTGAGCATACCACGTCAAATCGTCTTGATTGTCACCTCTGATAGATCCGTCTCCTTTGATTCTTCTTCTGTTTGTCTGAAGGAACTCAGCGCCCGACGGTACATCAAAGACCTTGAAGTTGAACTTTCCAGCAGAATCTGTAGTTCCGAGGTCTTTTGTGTCTGCAGAGATCATGGCTCCAAGGGGAATCTTGCCCTCAACAACACCAGTTGCGAAGATATCACCAGCTTCTCCGTCGTACCCTCTGGCAATCATCGCACCATCCATCACATCAACATCAAACTTTCCGCTATTCATTCTAGAGTAGAGGTTGGCAGTTTCTGTTGCAACGGGAAGATCAGCTTGTCTAGCCAATCTAGTAAGTCTGTTAGTCTGAGTTTCGGAGTGATTTGGGTCCGCAGCTTGAGACAACTGATATACGGTTGCATTCTCAAGTCCTCCAGGAATGTTCTCCTTGGCCCATGCCGCCTTTTTAGGATCGCTTTCGATCTGAGACATGAGATTTCCTTTCAGAGGGGAAAGGTTTGATTCGATCTTAGACTTAGCAGAAGCAAAAGGACCCCCATCTTCGTTTAGTCCGCCCTCATCATACATCTTTCCTCCGTCCTCGTAGAGAGTAACCTTTGTCTTGTTTCTCTTTTCGTTTACTTTTGCGACCTTGTTTCCGTCATTGTCGTAATGAACCTCGTCCGCGCCCAGGAAAGACCTTAGACCGCTGGTGTTCTTTTTCGTTCCAACAATGTTTCCGAGGTCATCGTAAACGTTTTCCATTTTTCCTCCGTCCTCGTACATCTTGCCACCCATTCCGTACTCCTTAATAGCCTTCATGCCCATGGCAGCGTACTGCTGCTTTTCCTTCTCACTAAGGCTGTTCATTCCACCCATGGCCATCATGATCTTTTTCCCGTATTCAGCCATAGGGTTTTTCATTCCGTACATGGCTTTCTGGCCAGTAATGTTCTCAAAGGCCTCTGGGCTTGCCTTTCTTAGTGCTTTAAGTCCTTCGTTCATGTTAGCTTGCTATAAATATTTCAACCTGGCAAGTAGCGTTGTCTGCGAGGGCTTCGATTTCGTCAATGTTCGTGAAGGATACAGCCGCACCTGTTCCTGCGTCATTTGCGTCTCCGACTGAATTTCCAAGAATAAATGAGTCTTTGGCTTCGATCTTAACGAAGTACTCCTGGACACCATCCTCTCTCACGCGAAGCGTGACAAAATTTGATCCGTCCAAATTGGTTATTCTTAAGTGCTTTGCAGAACCATTGGCGATAGCCACGCCAGAAGCGGAAGTCGCGAAGTTCGCAAGATCAACATACCCTGAAGTCGGTACACTTACGATTCTATGGAGCACGTCGGTTACGCTTGCGATTGTTTGCGTGTTTGTTGCGCCATGAGGGGTACCGTTCAGGGTGACCGCTTCTGTGATGGTGAGGGTAAGGTCTGCCATGAATGCAAATATAGACTATTATGATTACTCGGAAAACATCCTTGAAGCCGCCCCATACTTCATCTTAGCACCAAAGCCACCCCCCTCTGCTTCTGTGAGGTTCTCAAAGAGCAGGTCTGTGTCCAACCCAAGCTCTCTAAGTGCACTCAGCTGTGCTCTGATCTGATCCGTCTTAGACAAAAGGTCACCACCAGCAACCAGGTTAGTTATGCTGGACATCATTTCGGGGGGTACGTCATCATAGTTGTCCCCCATGGTCTTCTTAAAGGCGGCATTATAAATGGCCATCTTCTGTGGGTCAATGGGCTCCTTGTCCCCCACCTTTCCACCCTCGTCCATCTGACCGAGCTGAAAGCCCTCAGGCAGTCTTTTAGGGTCAAACTGACCAGCAACAATTCCCTTTACGTAGTCACGGGTCTCTTTCGGCCAGAAGTATCCGTCGTATTCACCCCCACCTTTCGCGTCCATGAGGTCCACGAGCTCCTGAGAGTTTCGTGGGTTGATGTCAAACCCTGCTGCCTTGGCTGCATTCCAGCCCTCCACGGCTCTACCTCCACCTTGATTGTACCCGCTGTACGCTCTGGCAAGTCTAGAAACGTTGGTGGTAGCGTTCTTAACCCACCCAGAGTTGTACATCTTGTCAATGTAATAGTCTCGAACCTTCTCGTTGACCTCTGGATCGTACACGTTAGAACCCTTTGAGACAATACCATCATTGATAGCGTCTGTGAGAGCCCCCTCAGCAATACCATAGAGACCGCCTGCATACCCAGAATCGGCACTGGGGTTGTTTGAGCTCTCGTAATACCTCTGAATGTACTTTCTTTCTTCACTAGTGGGCATATATGTGTCCCCCTGCGGCTGCTGAGTCTGTACCTGCGGCTGTTGAGTCGGTTCCTTAATTAGTCTGGGTTGATTAAGCGGGGATCCCGAAGCATCATCGCCGTATGTGCCGTCGTCATCGTATGGGGCCGCCCCTTTAATGACACTCGGGCCAGTAGATATTGGCCTCTGGGGGTGCGAAAGCCTTCTCTGTGGCGCGGCCTCCTCCTCCCCCGTGAAGAACCTTACAATCCTGTCGTAAATACCCTCCTCCTCGGGCGGATCATCCTGACTTACGGGGTCAACTTGCAATCCCTCTTGAGCAAAATAGTCCAAAGGCCTTTGAACCCTGCTTTTTCTTACTTGATAACCCTGTGGGCGTCGTGTTCTTGTAAACATACAGCTATTGTTGTGTCTAAAACAAAGATACCGATTCTTTCTTTTATATCCTACAACAGTAATGAGGCCATTTTTGTCTTGATCACAATAACATCGCGAAGTTATAAAACAATTCTTTAAAAGTCAATCGTCAAGTGACTGTTCATGTAACGTCGCTTACGGTATTGATTATGAGTAAGTTAGATTATTTGACCTGCTTCAAGGCAAATTAGGGACTGAATCAAGATCAGTCGTAAAAAGGGGTGAGACATGTACACCGTGGGGATTATATACATACACAGCCACCCGCAAACGCAATCCGAAACGGATTGCCACGACCTCCCCCCTGCTACTTGTAGCAGTTTTTGCTACAACTTTCAGCTTTTTGCCTGACTTTCAGTCAGTTAGCCTTGGTTAGTTCAAGCACAGCTTGAGACTAACTTTGCAGGCGTAGTGCTCCGAAGGAGAGGACAGTCCCCCCTGTAACTCAAGGAGTTACAAACATCACCCCACTACTGGGGCTTCACTGAACACTCTTTCAAGGTCAAGACCTTGACTTGATTTGAGTTGGCAGT